AGGCGGTCTAGTGCTTGAGCAGGTAGAGGAAGAGGCTTTAGTCCAGACCATTCTTGACCGCGCAGCCATTCGCACCGGCAACGATTCTTTGACCGGCGAAGACCTGGGAGAAGCAATCCACGACCTAGATATTTTTGTTGGTAAACGCGCATGAGTCTGCTTGATCGGTTATTCGGCAAGGCCGTCAACCCAAACGCAACCCTAAACCGCACTTGGAGCCAAGCACCGCGCTCTGAAACGACTCGGCTTCCGCAGCTTTTTCACCAGTCCCCGCGCCTTGATCCGGTAGAACTGATCGCCTCAACCATTGCAAACGCGCCGATAGAAATATTTGACCGCATCCAACTTAGGCGTGACCCGAAAGCAATTCCGGCAGCCGATCACCCTTTCTACGACCTCATGGACAACCCGACCCCAATGTTTCCCGAGCTGGATGAGTACGCTCTCAAATACATCACCGTGGTCTTGGTTGAGCTTCTGGGTGAGTGTTTCTGGATCAAAATCCGCGACGGCAGAAAGGTAGTCGAGCTTCTTCCCATGCCACCGGCCTGGTGTATTTTGACCCCAACCAGCGCCAACCCCCGGTTCTTGTTTCAGCCCTTTGGAACCACCGCAGGCAAAACGCTGCAAGTCGCACCCGAAGATGTTGTTTGGTTCAAGCAACCAGACATTACCGACCCTTACGGAAGAGGCCGGGGAAGAACTGAAGCAGTCGGCGGGGAACTGGATTCCGACGAGATGGCCGAGAAGTGGCAAAAGAACTATTTCTACAACGACGCAACCCCGCCATTCTGGGCCAACTTGCCCGGAGTCCAGACCAGCGACCTTGAGCGGATGCGCGACTCTTGGAGCCAGCGCCTTGGCGGTTGGCTCAACGCCCGCAAACCAGCTTTTACCAACTCCGAAAACCTCCAGATCACCAAGCTCGCCGATTCAATGCGAGAGATGGACTTTGTGCAATCCCGCAAGTGGATGCGCGACGTATTCCTGCAGCACTACGCCATACCGCCGGAAATGTTCGGCATTTTGGAATCCAGCAACCGTTCGACCATTGACTCGGCCTATTACCTTTTCAGCAAGAACGTTATTTCCAAGCGTCTTGGCTTTTACGAGCGAGCAATAAATCGGCAGCTTGTTTCGGTCGACTTTGACAACCGGCTTGTCATGAGGTTTAAGTTTCAGATCCCAGAAGATGAGCAGTTTACTTTGACCAAGGTTAATGAGGGCCTGGCTCGCGGCGCTCTCACCCGAGCTGACTGGAAAAAGGCCATGGGCTACCCTGTCGAAGCCGGTGATGAAGTCTACCTTATTCCCTATTCTTTGGCCGAAGTTCCCAAGGGAGGCGTAAAGCCAGCACCCGAACAGCCATCGGTAGTTCCGGCTTCGGTTCAATACCAAGCAATTGTTGAACCTTTTGTCGACATGGCCGACGATCAAACCGTTGTCACGCCATTGCCCGCAAAGTCTGCCACCATTGGAACCCCCCGCAAACTTGGACACTGGAAAGCTGCAGATTCAAAGGCCACTCAAGGCGAAGGGATGTTCCGATCAAGAATCAGAACCTATTCGGCCACCCAGCAAGCTCGACTCAACAAAGAATTGGCCAAAAACCCAGAAGCCTATCAGAAAGCACTTGATACCGCGTTCTCAGGTGCCGATGAGGCTTTACTTCACGCTCTGGCCCCAGCATGGCTGGCCTCGATGACCGATGGCGCCGAACTTGGTCGAAACGTACTGTCAAAAAAAGTGGCCCCGTCGTTTACTCTTTACAATAAGGAGTTCGACGCTTGGGTCAAATTGCACGGCCTCAAGAAAGCCAAAGAGATCAACGAGACAACTTATAACAATTTGCAAACCAAAATGGCCGAGCAGATTGCATTAGGAATTGGAGCCGGTGAAGGTGTCGGGGTTGGAATCAGCGGGCAACAGATCGCACCGCTCTCTCAGCGACTGCTTGACGTTACCGCTGGAGTTTATGAGGACATGAGCGGTTACCGCGCGACCATGATCGCCAGAACCGAAACCATGACCAGCGTTAACTTTGGGCAACAGGTTGTCTATGAGTCTGAAGGCGTGAAGCAAAAGGAATGGACGGCCACGCAAGATGAGCGCACCAGGCCAGATCACCTTGATGCTGACGCTCAAGTGGTCAACATCGATGAGATGTTTACCGTTGGAGGCCAGCAGCTTGAATACCCTGGCGACCCAAGAGGCGACGCTGGCAACGTGATAAATTGCCGTTGCACCATCTTGCCGGTTATTGACGGTTAAGCAAAAAGAGAGGCATTATGCAAACTATGAACGCGACCAAGAACTTTTCGGTTACCTCCAAAGATTCCTCAACCAACTCGCGGATCATTCGCTTTGTCGGTTCCGACGAATCGGTCGACCGCGACGGCGACACTATTGCAGTCGACGGCTGGGACTTGGCGGCCTACACCAAAAACCCTGTCGTGCTTTACGGCCACGACCAGCGCGACCTTCCTATCGGTCGATCTGTGGTAACCATTGACCGGCGAGCCAAGCAGCTTCTCTTTGACGTAAAGTTTCCCACCATTGCCGAGCTTTCCAGCGACCAGGATCATCCTTCGGAACACGCTCTTAAGGTTGATGCCATCTACAACCTTGCCAAAGCCGGTATCCTCAACACGGTTTCGGTCGGCTTCCGTGGCATCGACTACGAAACCACCTCGACCGGCTACGCTTTCAAAAAGCAGGAATTGATGGAGGTTTCGCTGGTTCCAGTACCCGCAAACCCCAACGCTATCGCCATCCTCCGCGCCGCCAGTTTCGGCGACGCGATCATTAAAGGAGTCACTACCATGACCGAAAAACTTACCGAAAAAGGCAACCGCCGACTGTCCATGGAATCGAAAGCCATGTTGGATATGCTACATTCTGACATGATGAAAGCTTGCACAACGCTGCGCGGTTTCATTGATATGGGCGAACCGGACACTTACATGGCCGACGGTATGGGAAATATGCCCTCCGACGACAAAACCGGAAACCCGGTTGTCGGCCAAGAGATCGGCTCGAACGTAAACGAGCAGCAACCAGCAAAGGATTTTATCGAGATCGTGGAGAAGAACTCCTAGATCGTCCTACAAAAAAAAGGAGGCACACAATGGGTGCTTTGACTATGGACGAGCTTGACGCAAAAATTGATAGCAAGCTCAACGAAAAGAAGTCGGCTCTGAGGGCTGAGTTCCAAGAAGTTTTTGACGCTTCACACGCTGAAGCGGTACACAAGGGTTACAAGGAAGAACCCGCAGTCATCAAGCTCGGCAAACTGATCAACCTGTTTGGCCAGTCTGGTGGCTCGGTCGACAAGATGGCCTTCCTAAGCAAGAAAATGTACGGCGACGACAAAGAAATCGGCGGGTACGTTTCCAAGGCTCTTGAGGCCGGTGTTCCTTCCTCGGGCGGTTTCGGCATTCCCCAGGTTCTTTCGGCTCGCGTGATCGAAGCTCTTTACGCTCAGACCATCCTCGACAAGGCTGCCGTTACCCGTCTGCCGATGCCCAACGGAAACCTCCGCTTGGCTCGTATGGATACGACCTCCACTGTCGGTTGGGTCGGCGAGCTTCCCGCTGCCAGCACCACTCAGCCTGTTTATGGGGACGTAAACCTGTCTGCCAAAAAGCTGTTCGCTATCAGCGAAATCAGCAACTCGTTGATCCGCTACAACTCGGTTGGAATTGAAGGCTGGCTGGCCCGCGACCTCCAGAAGAAGTTTCGCTTGGCTCTCGACTACGCTGCGTTCTACGGCCCCGGCACCCAGTACTCGCCCAACGGCCTCTCCAACCTCGGCGTTCAGACCATTGGATCTTCCTCGACCGTGCTTGACCAGTTCGCTCCCCGCAACATGATTGCGCTCCTAAAGGCTGCCAACGTCCCCATGACCAACCCTCATTGGGCCATGTCGCCCCAGATGGAATCGTGGCTCATGAACTTGAAGACTACGACCGGCGCTTGGATCTTCTTGCAGGAAATGAGCGAGCGCGGAACCCTGGCTGGCTACCCTTACCATGTATCGACTCAGATTAGCTACACCGACACAACCGTCGACTACGGCGACCTGTGGCTCGGCGACTTTGACGAGTTTATGTGGGGAACCGGCTTGGACATGGAACTTCGCATGAGCCAGGACGCGGCCTTTGTTTCTTCGGGAACGACCTACTCCAGCTTCCAGCGCGACTCGGCCCTTGTCCGCGTGGTCGGCGAGCATGACTTCAACGTAATGCACCCTGTTTCGTTCGTTCAGGGAACCTACTCGGTTACCTAAGTTTCTAAAAGGTACGGCCCGGTGGAATAATCTGCCGGGCTATTAAAAGGAGAGTACCATGTCCATTCCCAACAATTTCCCCCAGCGCACCGCTGCTGCAGCCTTGATTGTTCCTGTGAGCAATGACGGAACTTTGGTCAACTCGGTGATCATTGACCGCCAAGCCTACCAGTCAAGCAAGGTGGTCTTGAACTTTGCCAGCTCTGCCGGAACCCCGACCACCGCTGTTGCTTCGCTTAAGGTTTACTCAAACTCGGCATCCAGCACCTCCAGCCCCGCCCCGGTTCTTTTGGCTACCCTTGAAACCGCCTTGAATGTTAAGACCGCCGGACTGACCAGCTACGATGTGGACTTCTCCAATGCCAAGCGCTACGTTTATGTCGCTCTTGACATTGACTATACCGGAGGTACCACCCCCACCAACATCGTAAGCTCTGAAATTATCCTTGGTGACAAGGTTTCTCAGCCTGCCAACTCTGGCACGGTTTACGGTCGGTAGCTATGGCAGTTATTGACGGCCTGACCACGCTAAGTCTGGTAAAACTTGATCTTGGACTCACCGATGCAACTCACAACAACCTGATTGAGCAGTTGATCAATGGTGTTTCCAATCAGATTCTGGCTTACATTGACCGCGAGATCAAAAGAACTGTCCACACGACAGAGCTTTATGCCGTCAATAACGCGCAAACTCTTCTCTTGAAAAACTACCCTGTCCAGACACTTTCTGAGTGCAAACTGGGCGGGGTAGTTCTTAACATAGGCACCGATGTGGTTCTTGATGGCCCATCTGGCCGACTATACCGCGCTCAAGGCTGGATCGGAAACTACTACACGCGCGGAACCTTTCCAGATATCTTTTCTGGTGCGCGCGACATCAGCGTCACCTATACTTCTGGCTATTACTTGCCAGCAGACGGCAGTTATGTTGCTGGTGCCACCGACTCGCTTCCTTTGGCAATCACCATGGCTGCAAACCGAGCCGTGTCGACCACTTTCCGCGTTCTTGACGCTCAGTCTCAAGGTCTAAAGAGCTTTACTGAAGGTGGCATCTCGCAGACCTGGGTCGATTCTTTCCCTGCTGGCTCAACTGGCTTTGATCCTGTCACCCTTGGGATGCTTTCTCTCTACAAGAGGCGGGAGGCTGTCGGATGACTCAAGCCTTTTCGGTTACCATTCAATCCCGCAGCGTTTCGGTAGATTCGGAAGGAATCCAGAACTTTACCTACTCAACGCTTAAGACCATCATGGCCGACGTTCAACCTGCCAGCCTAAACACATCTGAGCTTCGGCTATACGGAGCAAACGATCTCAGCTCAAACGCAAAAAGAATGTATTATAGCCCCGACCCTTCAATCGATCTTTTGACCCGGCTTGTCATTGATTCCCACACCTACGAGGTGCGGGGAGTCAACTTTTGGCCACGGCACTCAGAAGCTCTTTTGTTCCCGCTTCAAGGGGTCGGCGCATGAGTGATTCTATCGGCTTTGACCGCGCAACCATAACCAAAGAAATTGAGGCACTCAAGGCCAAGTTTAGAGACCGTGCAGCACATCTGAACACCAACGAAAAAAAGGCTCTCAACGACTGCGCCCTTAAGGTCGAGCGGTACGTCAAGGAATCAATGACCAACACTCAGACCGATCCCGGCGTTTCCTATCAGCGCGGATCAAACTCTCATCATCCCAGCGTACCAGGCAATCCACCGGCGGTCGACACTGGACGGCTACGAGCAAGCATCACTCACCGCGTTGTTGACGAATCTCCGGCCGCTGCTTACGTCGGAACAAACCTTGACTATGCTTACTACCTAGAGTTTGGAACTTCTAAGATGGCCCCGCGCCCTTTTCTGCAGCCCGCCATCGATGCCAACGAGGTCTGGATCAAAAACAAACTGTCGCAGTTTGCCCAAGGCAAAGCCGGGGAATCGCCATGAATATCAAAACATGGATAACAACAAAGCTTTTGGCTGATTCAACCTTTACCACGGCCATTGGCGGGCAAACGCACTTTTTCTACGGCTACCCAAACTCTTTCTCAACTTTGCCAGTTGTGGCATACTCTGAGTCAGGACATAGCACGACAGGATACTTTGATGATGCCAGCACGGCGGTAGAATCTGCGCTGACTTTTGACATATACACAAACACCAGCACCAGTGCCATCTTTGATGCTCTGGCTTCTGTAATGGCGGCTAACCTGTTCAACTTGGATTTTTCAACAGACCTTTATGAGACTGATGCAAAAATGCACCACAAAACGGCTCGCTTTAGGCGAACCGTGAGATCAGAAGACTTGGTATAAGGAGGGCAAAAATGCCTGCAACCAATCAAAGGCCAAGGTTTGGCGCACGAGATCTCGTGTATGCCGTCCTTGACGAAACCACCGACATTGTTGGAGGAACACCGACTTACGGAAGCGTCAAAGCGCTTGCTGGTCTTGGTAAAATCGGCGTAAATCCGAACGACACTCAATCTACGCTTTACGGCGACGACCAGCTCCAGCACATCGCTGCAACAATCGGCAAAATCGAGGTTATGTTTGACCTTGCTGATATCCTGCCGTCAGCTTATGCCGAAGTTCTTGGTCACACCTACGCCGCTGGCCAAATCATTGAAAACGTCGCCGACCAGCCTCCTTACATTGCAGTCGGCTTCAAGCTCACCAGAACCGGCGCACCGACCTATGAGTACGTCTGGCTCTTCAAGGGAAAACTTGCCAAGCCTGAGTTTAGCGAAGAGACCAAGAAAGAGACGATTAATTTCCAAAGCCAGAGCTTCAAGGGAACTTTCCTCGCCTTGGCCTCAAGCGGAAATTGGCGCAACCGGCTTCGCACCGATGACACTTCGGCACCAGCATCGACTATTTCCGGTTTCTTTAGCTCGGTCGTTCTCAGCACCGGCGCCGACTTGACCGCTTTTACCTTGGTAAGCGGAACCGGATCGACGTCTGCCAAAACTGTCACTTTGACTTTTGCCAAGGCCTCGGCTACCAACGCTGCTAACGGCTCTGCTCAGAATATCCAAGTCATTAAGGATTCCGACAAGAGCATTCAGGTTCCGTTAAGCTACACACCTGGAAGCGCGGGAACCTCGCCAACTTTGGTACTTTTGTTCTCGTCTATCGCTGCCACTGCTTACACCGTCGTGGTCAACGCTGGACTTCAGGACACTAACGGCGTCAGCGTGACACCGAAGTCGATTGCAGTTACAGTTTCTTAATCTAAGCCGGGGAGAAATCCCCGGCATTTATAGGAGTCTAGGGGGGAAAAATGGGAAGCATGGTTTTACGAATTGATGATGTCGAGCCAGATCGAGACACCATCGAGATTTCAGGCAAAAGTTATGAGCTACTTGGTTATGAGGATTTTGGACTGATCGACAATGCACGGCTACGGAAAGATGGCCAGTTGATTCTTGGTGACATGGGAAAACTTGACGAGCTTGATGAGGCTGGTTTAAGAACTTTTGAGGATCGAATCGAAAGCATGATTTGTCGAGTTCTTAATGGTCTTGAGCCGGAAGTCGCAAAGGCTTTGCCTTATAAGCACAAGGCGGCCATTCTTACTGCTTTTTGGCAGGCCGTCGTCAAGCGAAGTCAGGAAGCAGTGACGACGGCAGACAAGCAGTTGAGTCTGACTGGGGAGACGCCCTAGCACGGCTTCAACGGTTCTATGGTGGCAATCCAGCGCACTGGCTGGAGTTGCCGGTAAGATGGCTTGAAGTTTACTTGACGATGCTTCCTAGGCTCAGAGCAGAGGAATCGATGCGAAGGGTTACCGAGAACCAAGTTGCTGCTGGTGCTTTGGAAAAAGATTTTGCCGATGATATCTGGCAAGCATGGCGAGAATCTGCGTATCCTGAAGAAGAAGAAATTGACATCGACCCGTTTTGGTTTTGAGGAGAAAGCATGACCGTTGAAGAAATCGCAGTAAAGATCACCGGCGACTCTACCTCACTTCAAAGCTCAATGAAGTCGGCTGAAGATTCTTTGGGCAAGTTCGGGATATCGCTTGAGGTTATGACCAAAGTCGGCGCAGTGGCTGCGCTCAAAGCCATAGGTGGAGCTGCTTTAGAAGCAGCCACCGCTTTTGCTGAAAGTGAAAAGCAGTCTCTCAGGTTAAACGCAGCCATCTCGGCCTCAGAAACCATCGGGTCAAGCGGTCGTCGTGCTTTGGATGACCTGGCTGCATCAACTGCCAAGCTTGCTGGAATCGATGATGACGCGGTTACCGGGATGGAGGCCATGCTGGTTTCTACCGGAAGAACTACCGACGAAATTGAAAAAATGATGACCGCTGCGCTTGGTCTTTCCAACGCAACCGGAGTAGACCTCAACACCGCACTAACACAGATCAACGCCACCTTTTCGGGAACCACAGGCCGACTAGACAGGATGACTCCCGCGCTTAAAGACCTAACCGAAGAACAACTCAAAAATGGCGGTGCGGTTGATGTTCTCCTTGCCAAGTATGGATCACTTGCCACCGCTCTTGGCGACTCTTCATCTGCCAGCATGGCAAACTACAAGACGCAGCTTGGCAATGTTCAGGAGGCCCTTGGTTCGCTTGTGGAAGTAAACTTAAAGCCACTTCGTGATGGCTTGGCCTCGGTCTTTGAATGGTTTGTAAATAACAAGGCAGCAATTGTTGCCACCT